CTACCACCGCACTAGGAAAATAGACAGTCAGCATTCCATTCTTTTTTTACAAGACGCATTCCAATGACAAAATATTTATTACAACTCGCAAACCAAATTTTAACAACTCAATCACAAAATACAACAAGACACTACAAAACATAAGACGATAATCAATAACAATTTTAAATCATAAATTACAGCAAATTTTTAACAGCGTATAAGGTGCTGACCGCCTTTTTTATTTCACACAATACAAGACGACAACTTGTAATCAATTTTTTTTATGCTCTTACCTGACATCGCCCGCCGATTTTTTTTCCGCATCATAATCCGTAAAGAGAATCCACAATAATCAAGTTTTCCAAACACGTCGTTCTACTACAAGCAGTATAACATAACTTCTTGTCGCTACGTAATATATCCCATTCCCATAAAAACACCTTGCACTTATAAGTTGCTCCTTGGGATTTATGAGCGGTCGCACAATAATTTACTACAAATAAACTATGGAAGCGTTCAATTTCAATTTCAAAACTTTCGCCACCTTCTACCCTATCAACATATATTTTTTCATCATCGTAATCCACGACGACAAACTCTTCACTATTAATGATTTCCAATTTGGTATTATTCGTATAACTCATAATCGGTAATCCAGCGTAGAGATATGCATCTTGTATATATTTGTAAATAAACATCCCTTCGTCGTTTCGGGGTGCTGGTAATTTTATATGTCTGGTAAGATTTTTGAAATAATCCATACACATATCATTAACATATTTTCTTGTATCGTTCGTAAAACATACACTCTTATTTTCGTAAATCTCATCACAAGATACTTTTCTTCTTTCCAACCCACTCCAATCTTTGTGTTCGTATCCACGTTCCAGAAAATTCCATAGGGGTAAATTATATCTCTTCATCTCTGTCAATTCAATCCTGTTCCTATTACATAAATACTTTACGATTGGGTGATTAAACACATCAATCTTCTTACCATCTTCTATTGGGGTTAATTGTCTGTAATCCCCCATCAGGATAAAGATTTTATTTGGATATTTTCTTTTCAATAGGATTAGAATTTTCCAAAGATAGGATGGAACCATTCCTACTTCATCCACTATGAAATATTTATAGTGTTTCAAACTCTCCAAAGTATTCGGCGAGATATTCCCACTCCTCGTTATACGAAATAGTTTATGAATAGTTGTTCCCATAATTCCTCTGCTCGCTTTATTTGTAAAGGACATCGTCTTCGTGTCTTCGTTCAATTTCATAATCCCTTCTTCAAAAGCGGATTTCGGTATGAAAGACTTTCCTGTTCCTGCTCTCCCACTAATCATTAATCCGCCATTATCAATACCATATTTTATAATATCTTTCCAAAAATTACTATCGTAAAGGTTTCCGTTGTCTATCCATTCGGTGTCATCAAAATTAAACTTGACATCTCTATCCATTCTTGCAGGTGTCAATTTTACCTTCTTCTTTTCAAAAGAGTAATCGCCCCAACAATTCGTCATCTCTCTCACAGGAACGTTTCCACCATCTACGACAATACAATCTGTATGTCTCATCAATAATTTACCACCAACCTTTTTTGTAAGTTCGTATAGTCTTATGTTCGCCCAATCTAATATCTGGATATAAATCGGTAAAGTGTGTTCGTTCTTTTTGCTTCTCGTCTCAATACCAAACACATATACACTTTCCTCTCCTTCGCCCAATCTATCCAAAATAATATTCTTGTCGTCAAATCGTTTTCGTCCATTAAACAATTTACGCATCTCGTCTTCTTCTTCTCCGCAAAAGAAATTACGCCATATCGCTTCGGCATCTTGGTCTGCATCAACAAAACACTTCTTCGCAGTAGTTTTTCCAAGCACCCCTGTCAAAGTGTTATTCACCAATTTCATCAACTTCTTTCCACCTGTCTTCTCCTTCGTTATTTTAAAGAATTCACAAAACAACTCTTTATCAATAAGGTTTGGATTTTTTGGTATAAGTTGTTTCAACACCCTAAATTCTATTCCTTCCTGCATCGCAAGTTTGAGAATATCTCCACCATAAATTTTAGACTGCTGTAATAGAGTTATGTCGTCTGTTTCAACCGCATACAATCCTTCTTTTATTTCGCCATCAAATTCCTCCCAACAATCTTCGGCATCAAATTTTAAGAAATTGCTTAACGGATTCGCCAGACAGGTTGGATAACACTTATTCGTGTCTATCGCTATAACATCCCCATCAATCATCTTTTGCTGTAATCGTGTTCTCGGTTTAAATTTAACCTCAACATCAATCTTCGTTTTCTTTACCCAAGTAGGGGGGATTTTAAACCCATATTTATCTAACGGACAATTGGTAGGTAAGGTGTCGTATTTGTAGTAGTGTAAATTCAACACGACAGGTGGTAATGGTGTATGATAATAATCAATCTCCTGTTGTGGTAAGGTAGTTCCATATTGGGTTCGGTCTTTCACTTTATCCAACTCTAAAACATCTTGAACTTGGGGACTTAAAGTAGTCGTCAAATCAATCTTGTTATTCTCACAGAATTCTCCCCACCACTTAAAACATAAACTCGTCGCACTCTCTCCCGTCCAAGGTTGCCCTTTCAGGAATTCAACAATTTCGGGTGCAGGTTTATTCAAGTGTATAACCTCATCTGTATAAATCAATCTAACACATCCGCTGTCGTCATAATCCAACCTCGTAGGTAAAACGCCTTTTTCTTTGATATAATTGAATGCCTTCTCATTACAATCATAATCACCTTCCATAATCTTATTAACCTTTTCGCCATCACCTTCTGTCTTCTTCTTGTCAATCTTGTCGCTTACAACTCTCTCATAATTCCCTTTTGAATTTTTCGTCGCAATTAATTTTCGCTTCGGTTCATATTCTACGGGGTAGAAGTGATTGTTTGCAACCATATATATCAACGCTGGATTATGCTGGTTCTTGCTTGAAAAGTATGTAATAACATTCTCTTTCTTATCCAACGCTATAATGGTAATATCAAAATTTCTACAAAACCTTTCCAAGTCGTTCGTAGTCAAACCATCACGAATTGGATTAGGATTTTCTAATGTCGTGAAGAACGTCACCATATTAGCGTATGCTTGGTCTATATCGTTCTTCGGTAAGAATTTTTTAATTCCCTTCTTGTCTGCATACTTGTAGAAGAGGTAATCAAAACAACAAGTATCCGCCTTTCTGTCCCAACTATCATCACCTACAAAATCGCCATCAAGTTTCAACGCCATCGCTCTCCGCATTCTCGCTATTTTTATCCCCTTTACCACTCTTACTCCGTTTCCAATATTCGCTGGTCTTTCTTCTACAATTTCAACATCACCATATTCATCAACTTCAACTGGACTATCTTGGTTGATGTAATCCAACTCTCTCTGCTGTCTCATCATTAATTCTTCGCCTGCTCGCTCTCTGGTAGTTCCAACAATCGTTCCACGATAAGTATTTGTATGAGTCTTTCCATCTTTCAATTTTACTCGGTAATTAAACCGAAATAAAACATCTACTATTTCTGTATCTCGCTGGTATTTACGAAGTGCTTGACTTTTTATAGAAGTCGCAAAATCTCTAAACAATAAAGATTGTTTATTTGATGATGCATTCAATCCATTAAACCTTGCGTCTCGCCGTAATCCAAGTCTTCTCGCTATTTCAAACCAATTAGGTTTATTGCTTTCTGCTTTACTAAAACCATAATGCCTTAACGCTCGCTTCAAATCCGCCATTCTATATATTATATAATAATATTTTTTTAAGTCCTTTTTCTTAATATTATATAACTATTTAATTTCAATTTTATTTTTAATACCTCACGCCTCGCTTCGCTCGTCTGCGGTATGTCCGCCTAAAAGGAAGGGTTTAAGGGAAACCTTGGTTTCCTTTATTTTACTCGGGGGGAGTAATACTTAAAATTTTTCTCGGTCGCCCCCTTTTTTTTGGTTCAGTGCAACCACTCTTCTTTGCTCTGTATCGTCTGTTTGCTAATCTACAACGCTCCTTGTGCTTTTCAATCCATTCTTCATCTGTCTTCTTCTTCTCGTAGTAATCACGCATAAAACTATTGTATTCCTCTCGGTGTGTCTCTCTGTATTTCATTATGTTTGCCTTCGCCTTCTCGGTGTATGTGCCTTTGTTTGTTTCTTCCATTATATTATATATTTACATAATATAATATTTAAGTTCTTTTCAACCATTCTTCTTTAAATACTCCTTTAAAATTTTGTCATTCTTTTTGGGGTCATCACTAAACATATCAATAAACCTATTGTAGTTCTCCTCAAAGGTTTTCTTGGGGTCTGTATCATACTTCATAAAATACGCCAACGCTTCGCAATAGTGCCCGCAACTCTCGCTGTTAATATCCTGTATCTGTCTGTTGTTAAACATAATTTTTAATGGGTGTAAAAATTTCTTAACTTCTTCTGGTGGGAAAACACCAAAACTATCCCAGTATAACGCCATAGGTTCTTGTTCCTTAATTTTTGCATATACCCAGTGAGTTCCATTACCATCTGTATCATTCTGCATATTGATTACATAATCGCCTACATATTTCTTTGATGGTAATTGGTCTTTTGGTACTACACTTACTAATGGTAAATTACAATCCTTAAAAAAATCCGTAATCTGCTCGTCGTTCAGCATATATTAAGATTAGGTTTTCTTTTTGAATTTTAATACCTCACGCTCGCTTCGCTCACTGCGGTATGTCCGCCTAAAAGGAAGGGTTTAAGGGAAACCTTGGTTTCCTTTACTTTTTGAATTTAAATAAACATCCAGTAGGTAGTTTCTCTTTTGGTTTAGGTAGTAAGAGTGGGTTTGGTTTTATCAGTTCTTTCAATTCAATCATAGGGACATAATAATTTAATTTGTCTTTTTTGAATGACGTATTTGTTCCATTACCCACAAATTCAGGACGTGTCTCTCCCATATAAGTTTTTGACTTGTCAAGTTCCCATTCCCATAAAGAACCATCAAGGAAACCAAATAAAAAATAACAAGGACGATTGTCTTGCATAGCATACTCAATTTTGTTAAATCCCACCATCGTTGTTTCATAAGTATTATAATAACACTTGCGATTTTTTAATTCTACTAATATCTCATCAGTTTCCCAATCAATAGTATCATAGTGTTTATTTTTTCTTAATTTACCATACCTACTTACGATAAATTCTTCTTGTTCCTTTTCTTTTAATAAACCGAACTGAATGTATTCTCTGTGCTCCTTCTTAAATCTTCTTGTAATTTCTACGGGTAAGTCTTCCATATATTATATAATTAATATTCTTTAAGTTAATATTATATAATAATTAATACCTCGCGCTCGCTTCGCTCACTGCGGTATGTCCGTGATTTGGGGGTTTGTAAGGGGGAACCCCTTACTTATGAATGATGTCCTGCGGGGTATATTCCGCCTCCACCCGCAGGATTAATTCCGCCTCCTCCACCAGGTGGATTAATTCCTTTACCTCTGTGTCTCATATGTATCCTATGGGTATGATGCATAATAGACCCACCCGACATTCTCGCAATTGGTGTGTATTGGGCGTATTGATTGTGATTACTAAAAAAGGGGTGCATAGCAGGTGACATAGAATTAGCATATGGCGAACCCAGTTGAATTGGGTATTCAGTGTAATTCATATTTGAATTCATTCCTTTCATAGTGTTAATCGCTCCACCCATAACAGGGACATAATCGTTTGTTTCGCTTACCATACCATCACTTACCTTCACCATAGGTGCTCCTCCACCTCGTCTATGTCTTTTTCGGTGATGTTTAATTCCCATACCGGCAATTCCTTTATTAGCAGCGTTTCCAAGTGCATCGGTAATGCCTGCATATTTGTTGTCTGTTTTTTCATTAATATAATTTTTTCCTGCTTGTATTGCGACAGGAGCAAGTGCTTTACCAATAGGTTTAATTACGTGTTTATAAGCACTTTTCATAAAATCCTTAATTCCCTCGCCTTCGTGTAGCATCATCGCTATTTTTGGGTGATTTGCCTTAACCATATCAGCAAGTTTCTGCATTCTATCAGGGTGTAGTGTTAGAATATGGGTAGGTCTTGATGGAACGAGTGCTTTACGAGTAATGGTAATTTCGCCTCCGTGGTGTAGTCTATGTGCTTGGTGGTGTGTCAATCTAACCCCCCAACCTTCTATACTATGTTCTAATTGATTACCAAGAGAATTTACCGCAACTCCATTCAAGGGTGCAGTTTCAGGTGATAGGTAAGTTAAACCTGCTGTCGCAATTGGTTTTAATGCCTCAATAGCAGGTTTTGCTACTGCCTTAACAACTGGTTTTAAAACTCTACCAACTTTCTTAAAGAACTCTTTTGCTCCTTCGCCATCGTGGTGTCTTTTTCTTGGCATATATAATTATAAAAATAAAATAATTTAATAGGGAAACCAAGGTTTCCCCTATAACCCCATCCTTTTAAAACCGACGCCGTAGGCGTCAGCGTCTTATAGGGGCGCAACCCTATTCTATTCTTGCACCAGTTCTCAAATCTATCGTCATTGTGCGCTCAAATTCCAAAAACACTATGAAGTTAATGGTCTGGGTAGAGTTGTTAGTTCCTAAAACTTGAACTGCTTTTGCGACACCATCTTCACTTGGAATGGAACGTGACACATTACCATAGTAGTATCTGTATAGACCTTCAAATTCACTAAATCCAACCTGTCCCGAAGCAAGAGAAGTTGTGAGACTGCCGTTCAACTGGTTAGAAGACACCAATTGTTCTGCAAAGGTCTCGTAATCGTACAAGAGATTCGTGATGAAGAGGTTCTTACCTGAAACTTGAATATTGAAATTTGTAAGAGAGATTGGGTCAGGAGAAGCAGGAGAAGAACAGAACGGGGACAAAATAGTATCAGTGGTAGTAGCAAGACCAGCGACACCGTTTGATGCCCTTGGTAGAAAGGGGCAAACCAAACAACCCCTTAAATTTGGTATTCCGTTTGTCACCAAAAAGGAGAATGTCCCAGGCGGAACATTATTGAAAGTGTAGTAGAAAATATCATTATAGACAATTTTCTTTGTAGGGCATAGAGAATAAAGTCTTTGTTCTGCGAGAGGCGATAGGGTATATGCAGGGCAGTAGAGACGAGTGGAAGTAATAGGAGCGGATAGTTGTTGAGTGAGTTGAGGAAATTGAGTTTTTACAATTGAGAGACCAACCGCAAAATTTTCATCAACTGGTGCACCAGGGTCTAATGGAACAAGAGAAGCCATACCTTGTCCTATATCAGCACTCGCAATCATCACAGGGTTAGTTCCACCTCCACCGAGTATAACAGGGGAAGAGGTCAAAAAGAGTTCTGCGTGAGAAGTTAGACCACCATATCCAGCACCGAGAGTATCGTTATAAGTGGGTGTCACAGCAGTTCCAGTAAAGTATGTCTGGTTAGTATTGATGTAAAGTCTCATCGTTCCACCTTTCACCATCGGCATCTTACCAAAAAGGTCGCAAATATCTTTCATACGGATTACTGCATCAAAAATAATTGCTCTATATCCTACACCGCACTGAATGTAAGACTGGAAAATAGCACCATAACCAGAAACATTCGTCAAAGCACCAGCACCCGCCATCAAAGCGGTTTGATTTGAAGAAGCGTTTGTTAGAGTAGTTCCATCGTTAAGGTATGGGTCATACACCAACCAATTCTGTCTCTGCCATAATCCCTTATTGTAGGTAGAACGGACACCGGATTTTCTTTGAGTTGCTTGGGTTGAGATATTATAGTTCGTTCCCGAAGTAGCCACTGGGGCACCAGCATAAGGTGTTGCAGCGATCGCAGGAATTGCTACATAACTGAATGTTCCTATATTGACATAAGGGGCGTTTCTGTTATTACACAAACCCGTTCCCGAAGAAGACATAATATTCGTATTTGCTCCGCCAGCAGTATCAATTACGGCAAGATTGTTATACAACCAACTATCGGCACTATCAAGGCAGTATCCAGTTAAAGCACCCCAATTTTGAACGTCTCCTACACTCCAAGAGGTATTTGCCTTAAAGGAATTGAAGATATTCAAATAAGGAACCTGTTGCACGACATTACTATTATTATACTCTACAATTAGCGAGTGAATTATTTGCCAATAACCGCTTTTGAGACCAATCATAAAATCGTTGATACTCTGTGCTGTAATCGCACCAGCACTTTCAATTTGCAACACCATCGGGAATGCCAGGAATGACTCTTGCCACCCGAGAAATTGACCACAATTTGAAAGTGCTGTGGAATCAATAACAACTTGCCCTGAATAACTGCTGTTGTTGTTGTCATTCACATATAACCACTGCTTATCAACGAATTCGCTTGAACTGATTTCTGTGTTAATAGTCTCTTCATACACAAGATTATCCATTATGATATTAACAAAGAAAAAAAATTAATCAAAAGATATATATTTTCGGGGCACTTTCGGTTTTACCCTTAATGTTCTTAATACTTCGGTTGCTTTCTTAACCTGCCCGTCATCAAATATCTCTGGTCTCAATCCTGCACCCATCGTTCGCTTATGATGTCCTGCTATTTTCATTCCTCCTCCTTTACTTGACTTTCTGTGATTTAAAACACCTCGTCCTCCAAGAGTAGATTTACTTAACCTATGAATATACATATATATTACCTCACGATTTTATTTTTCTGCGAAAAACAAAACCTGCGGTAAGTCCGCCTAAAAGGAAGGGGTCTAAGGGGAAACCTTGGTTTCACTTTTGGGTATGTTCTTCTGGGTCGGTAATAACTAACAAAATAATTGTCTGTGGGTCTTGAAGAGCGACAGGAAACAAGTCTTGGTCTATAATCGTCATCGTAAAAGAGTTGTATTCGCCAGGTTGTATATCAATAAAACTAAACTGCCCCGTAGGAGAAATCGTAAATTGGTCTCCAAAGGCACCTTGTGGTGAAAAACAATAGAGTAGTGTATTTGGAACTGCATAGTTATTATTGAGTAGCGAACAGGTAAGAACAAAAGACGAGAATGGTGTAATCTGTGGAGTGAATTGGGATATATATGACTGAACGACATTATAAGATGGGGTTTGCGTGTAATTGATTGGAAGAAGTCCTGTGAATGCAGGTTTAGCATAACTCGGTGCTCCTTGTGGGTAATATCCTGTGTTAAACCCTAAAAGTTTTTGAAAGTTGGTAGGCGGAACATAAAAGACCGGTATGATATTATTTGTTGGAACACTCCAAGACGGGGCAATTGAAGAAGGTTGTTTGACACCATATGCATATGTTCCTGCGGTTGTTCCAATTGGATAATCAGTAGCATTCATAGGAAAGCAATTAAGTTCAAAAGCATATTCAGTAGCATTCGCACCAAGTGTAATAAAATAAACATTCTGCCCTGTCCCATTATCTACTAAATAGTGCCCGTTGAATAGAAATTGTTGTTGTAAGAATGCGTTGAGTGTCGCAATCTCATAAAAACCATTAGGTATGGTAATATTTATCTGCGTATTATCAACCCAAAAATAACTGAATGTATTATTTTGGTATGTAGCAGTTATGTTAAAGGTTGAATAATATGTTGATAGTGATGCAAGGGCGACTTTTTGACCTTTAACAAATTTAACATTACCACCAGGAAAAACATACTTGAAATTTGAATTATTTGAACCTGCTACAATATTGTTTGAATTCAAAATAAGAGTTCTCATAATATACCTCACGATTTTATTTTTCTGCGAAAAACAAAACCTGCGGTATGTCCGCCTAAAAAGGAAGGGTTTAAGGGAATAACTCGCTTATGCTCGTCGCTGGGGGGCGAAACCCCCAAACCTTGGTTTCCTTTAATTGATGTTTAACAACAAATCTCTCCCTTGTGATTTCGTTAATCTACCAGCATCCATAAAATAGATTACCAACTTCCTTAACTCTCTCACGAGTTCGTGTGAATTATTACCCGCCATCCATTCACCCCTCAATACTTCAAAACGTTCTATGTTTTTCTTATCGTCTTCATCTTGTGGCGGATTTAATCCCAAACTATGAAACACCCCTGCACCAGTCGCAAATTTTTCAAATAGTTTTTGTTCTTGTATAGGTAGTCTGTTAAATTCTTTTTGTGATGCTTTTTTATGGTGTAAAATATCTACAATAAAATCCCTTAAATCTTCACTTATATGTTGAACTGGTATGGAAGCAACCCTACCACCTTTCTTATGATGGATTGACAACACACTCTTTCTTAAATTATTAGCGTGCAGTAAGTGTTTTCCAAATTGAATATGCGTTGGTTCATCAGGCGGTGATATACCTCTTCCAATTTTTCTTACAGTAATTCCGTGTCCTTTTCGTACAGGGGTCACTATACCACTTTCAGCACTTGATACACCAGAATACTCGCTTGTAGTTGTAGATTTTGAAGGCGACTTACTTGCACCCCCGCCAGGTAATTCACTCAAATCGCCAACCTTTCTTCTTGTTCCTGTTTGAAGAATGTATTGTTTGACATCACCCCACTTCACACCTCCCTCTGTTCCAATCACATTATCATAAAATTCTCTAAAATTATTGTTATTACTTTTATACCAACTCTTCATCTTCTCCGCTCCTAATGGTTGTAATCCTCTCTCTCCTGCTGTCGTAAAAAAGATTTTATTCTTTACAAGGGTTAGTGTATCTCCTCTATCCAAATAAGGGGCAACCCTTTCACTTTCACTATCCAATTCGCCTACTTGTTCGCTTAAAGTTTCTAACCGACCTGTTATGTCTGCTTGTATTTGTTGTAAATTATGAAGTTGAGTATCACTGATTCCTTCCACTAAATATTTGACTTGTTGGTAATTGTCCTCTGCACCATTATCTACTATTTGTTGAACTTGTGCTCTTGATGGTAAATTATCCAAAGCGTCTTGTAATCTCGCTAATTCTCTATAAACTCTTGTATTATCACTATTTCTCGCAAGTTCCTCAAAAAATCTTTCGGGTGGAATTACTCGTTCAATCCGTCTCAATCTATCTAAAACTTCTCTTGCGTCTGCACCTCCTCCACCTGCTCGTATTGCTCTCGTCAATCCTGCTTCTAACATATTCAATTGTGCTCTCGTTGGAACAATTGCTCTCAAATCATTAATATTATTTATGATGCGGTCAAATTTGTCATTAAATAGTGTAGAATTGTCTGCAATTCCCTTTGTTTCTTCAAATACTTCTCTAAATTTATCAAAAAAATCAAGAAATCCTGTTGGCGTAATTCTCTTAACATCAAAGCGTCTTTGAAAATCTGCCTTAATACTTGGAAAGGTGTTATTGAGTATTACAAGACTGGTTGGGTCTCTACCCAGTCTCGCTACAATTTCACTTGCTTCTCTGTAATCCATACCAAGAGAAATAAGGTTTGTAATAGCATCACTATAATTTTTGCTTAAATCTGCTTGTATTTCGTCTGGGGTTTGAGTTTGTTGTGTGGTAAGTGGGGGCACTTCGCCTTGTTTATAACTTCTACGTGCATTCGCTATGTTATTATCATTCGCAATCGCAATTTTCAACAACTCGTCTTGATTCATTCTTGCTTTGTCGTAATCACTTGCTTTTCTTAAATTTCGTATCATTAAACTACCTGTTCCAGACATATAGTTTAACTAAATATAATAATTTTATATAGATTTTAAAAAAATCTATGGCAAAACAGCGTCCTACGGACGCATTCTACATAAATCTCTACGCCGTAAAGGAAGGGTTTAAGGGAATAACTCGCTTATGCTCGTCGCTGGGGGGCGAAACCCCCAAACCTTGGTTTCCTTTACCTAATATAACTTTGCCTTACATATGGGACATTCCTTATTCCCTTCACATATTTTATCCTTACAAGTCTTGCATAACATATGTCCGCAATTAGGCACGACGCTATTTTCTTTGGTAAGTGTCTCAAAGCATACAGGACAATCTGTGAGTTCTCCTAATTTCTCATACATATCTACAAATTGTTTCTTCAAGAACTCTAAATCAACTTCACCACCACTTCTTATTGTAGTCGCTAATTGTCGGTTATGTTCTCGTTGTAATATTTGGTATTCGCTTAAATCATTATATCTTTCCAGTAGAAGGAAATACGTTTTCCAACCTGCCTTCGCCTTACGCTCTAAGTCTCGCTTTTCGTTCGCACTCATCGTAATAGTTCCTCGTCCGCTCATACTATATAATCTAATATATAATATTTCTTTAAGTTCTTTTTTATTAGATTTTCAAAAAATCTAAGGCAAAACAATACCTCACGCTCGCTTCGCTCACTGCGGTATGTCCGTAAAGGAAGGGTCTAAGGGAAACCTTGGTTTCCTTTATTTAAAATCGTTCTCGTTAAGGTCAAAATAACTATCCAAGTTGAACCTGAACCTCTTTAATGGGTCACCTTCTTCCAAATCAATTAACATAAAATTCTTCTTCTCTTTGGTCGCCTCTTTATACATAGTCGTTAGTGCTTCTTTGGTAATACCAAGCGAACATTCTCTTGTAATCATAGTAAGATTCTTCATAGAAGAAACCTGCTTAATAATCAAATAATTTATGTTGTTTCTAATCATCTTGGGAATATCATAGAAAGACTGCGAAATATAAACAATACTGCAATTTCTCTTACGACATCTTATGTAATAATCACTAATAATTTTTTGTTCTTTTTTTGGTTCATTCACCAAATCATCCAGAATGATTAGTGTATTGCTCTCTTTGTCAATTTTATCTAAATCAGGAACACTTGCTAAACCTTCTGTAATTTTCAAACCCTTTTTTCCCAACCTGTCTTCCAAAAAGTTCAACAAAGGTTCGTCTTTATTTTTTGTGATGTAAAATATACTCTCAAAAGTTCCAGTAAAAGCGTGCAGAAGATTAAGAAGTGTATTAGTTTTCATACTTCCAGAATTTCCGATGATACACATACGGTAGGGCACCTTAATATGGTGTATGTCATAATGGGGATTGTGTGATTTTAAGTGATACTTGGAAGGCATCTTCTCATACCAATTATGAACCTCTAACAGGTCTAATTTATTACGGGGTTTCGCCCCCGTGCGACGATTTTTTTTATCTTCCATATACATTATCATAATATTTTTTTTTATTTGTTTATAGCGAAAAGGAAGGGTTTAAGGGAAACCTTGGTTTCCTTTTTTTTATTTTAATAATGTATAATGGCATCGTATCCACCACCAAATCCTTATACACCGAATACTTTTAACCCGTTGTATTTTAACGTTGGTGCTAATCAAGTAATAAACGAAGCATACTTAAAGGCAAACTATCTTCAATATCCCTACGCCCAAGGAGCAGAGAATTTTATTGAAATCAATAATATAGGGCAACTCAATCAAGGAGGTCGTGCAGAATTTTCAAGTGCGACTATTCCAGTGAATTTTCTTTTATCCCCAAGTATTACTGACCCAGTTGTTTATCCAGCAACAACACCAGCAACAGCAGTGGCGACAATCGGTTATGTGAATGATGCAGTTGGAGGCGGTGGAGGCGGTGGGGCAAGTCTCACGGCAAACCAAACCTTTACTGGTATTAATACTTTTTCAGCAACCCCTATTTTTAACGCAGGAATTACGATGACTGATGCAATAAATATTTTTGGAGGAACATACGGAAACACCATTACAGCAAATTCAAGCGGTGTTCTATCAATTACAAATAATACACCTGCTTCAACGACTTCTTTATCTACGAATGGTCTTAATATTACGAATTCTACCAATTCTACCTCTATCACTCTTAACAGCAATAATAGTTTAAATCTTTTTACCAATTCGTCGCAAGGTAGTTTAGCAGTATCAAATCTTTTAAATAATTTTACTATGGTTCCAGTTGATACGAACACTTGTCTTTTTTTAAACCCAGTCTCTATTAATTCAGGCGATTTTAACGTGTTAGATGGTAATATTAGTGCGAACTCGGGGTCTCTCACTACACAACAAACTTACGGAACAGGTGTTCCAACCACCACAACTACTATCGCCACACAGGGATTCGTCCAACAAGCGATTAATGCAGGTGGAGGAGGAGGAGGGAATGTTTCTACTGGAACTAATAATGCATTCACAGCAGAGAATAGTTTTGCTCTATTTCCTACGTATTCCACTATACCAAACACACAAAACTACCCACAGAATAGTCAGGTTAATCAATTTGCGACAATCCAGTATGTGAATTCTATTGCTAATCCACTTATTACAAATACTTATACAACACCAAGTGTAAATACTTCAAATAATACAGGTTCTTTCGTATCACAAATAACAGCGAATATTATGTATTACCAATTCACGTGGGGATTTACTTTTACTGGTGATGATTTTGGTATTAATGAAGATTTTTATACTCTATTGACACCAGGGAGTTCCAAATACATTCAAAACGTGGCGTTCCCCACTACTACTTATTCTGTTTATAATGAAACTACACAAGAATTATTGTCGTCTGTGAATGTTTCCGTTCAATTATATGTGCCTAATTCAGGAACTTGTTATATTGTAGCAACATCAGGATTAAATCCACCCACAGCAGTAGGTATTGGTAATAATGATGTATTATATATTACAGGGAATGGTTATGTTTCATATGCATAAGGGTTGCGCCCCCTAACGACGCTTTTTTGCCATAGATTTTTTTAAAATCTATATTATATATATGTCATTCATACCACCAAATTCAAGATTACAATTAAGCGATACAACAGGAAATATCAATAATAAAGGAGTAGTTGGGTCTAACACAAAAGCACCCTATCTATCAACCTTTCCAACAAGTAATACCGG